TTTAGCCTTTTTAATGTCGGCCTCGTCATCGAGGTCTTCATCAAACTTATAGTCCTCCATCATCATCTCTACGTCCTCTGCATCGAGGCCGTCTTCAGTTTGTAGGAGGTATTCTTTTAGCAACCCATCCCCGTCTGCTTCAGCGAGGTTCTGGTTGACTTTCATAAAATCCTGTAGACCGCGACCGGTCTCTTGCTTGTACTTGTAGTACGCCGCCACATCCTCCGGCAACTCAACCTGCGTTTCACGCACCTCGTTTAGTTCGTCCAAAGAAACAATCTCTCGCCCGTATCGGCTGCTCAAGAATGACCGCACCTCGTCTTCCGATAGCGCAGGTGCCGAAGGCTCAGCCTCCGGAGTAGGCTCACCGTTTAATTCTGCCTCATGCTTATCAAGCAACTCCTGCTCTACCTGCTGAGTAGACTTAGACTCTACCTCCGAAACCTCTCTTACTTTAATTTCCATTTATTTATATTTTATCGTGGACTAAACTCGGCCAAGTCGAAACCATCGAGGCTATCCTCGTTCGACTCGAAATTCATCGGCGGCAAGTTATTCTTTCGCTGGTCAATAAGCTTGCTCTGCTCAGTATTTTGTTGACTAATCCTCTGTGACTTAGCGCCCTCGCGCTTGTCCTCCCGAACCTGCAACTGCTGCTCCTGCATTCCGTGGAGCTGTTGGTTGTACCGGAACTCAAGGTCCATAAGCTGAGCCTTAGCCTGCGCCTCGGCTTGCATCTTCTCAATCTCGAAAGCAATCTCCGCCTGCTTAACCTGCATCTTACTCTGGGCTTCAGCCTGAATCTTTTGCATAGCGGTCTGCGCTGCCATCTGCTGTGACTGCATGTTGTTCTGCGCCTGCATCTGCTGTTGCTGGAGCTGGAACTGACGCTCCTCCTCCTGCTTCGCAACACGCTTAATCTTAAGCAGTTGGTTGGCGAGCTTGATGTTTTTAATCTCGCGGATATCGATAGCGTCCTCGAGGTCGATGCCGCCTTTGCTCAAAGCCATTTGGATATTGGCCTCGAGTTGGGCACGCTGCTCCTCGTCGGGGCTGACCTCGATGAATACGCCGAAGTCGTAGATATACAGGTCGCTAATCTCCCGTAAGATGCTGACGTTGTACTTACCAATCTGGTTTACAAACTCATCCTTAAAGTCAGCGTACTCAAGGATGTCACTGATACGGTAAGTAAGGGCCTCAGCTAGGGAACGGAACATATACAGGCTTCCGTCCAAGATGTGGCGGGTAGCCGTATTGCTGTTGGCCGCAGCCAGCTTCTGCAACCCAACCAAAGCATGTGGGTCGGGAGTGCTTCCGTCGCGAGCTTCGTTGAGTCCCGTTACGTCACGAATCATCTGCAAGTAGTGATTCATATTCCCAATCAACATCTGTGTCTTGGCAGCACCGCTGTTGCTATTAAGCTCTTGGATAGGAACCTTGCCCTGATTGTACTCACCGTCTTGAGTATACGAGCGTCCCACGACACTACCGGTTTGGAAGTATAGCCGTAAAGCATCCTCTGGACTATAGGCATTACCCGTACCAAGGTCTACCTCACTAAGTCCATCAGCATCGATATACACTCCGTCGGGAACGGTGCGAGAAATAACCTGCTGGAGCTTAAGGTGGGTAACCTGAATGAGGTCGGCGAAAGGAATCATACGACGAGTCAGAGACTCAATGACACCCTTGTACATACGCGGTGCCGTAGCCACATAGTTAGGCAACGCATGCTGACTAGCGGACTTCGGACGGACCATGTTATGCGCTACCTCCCACTTGAGTAGGATGTTGGTTCCCATAACCATTACCCCATCGTACCATACGTCGATGGTCTTCTCAACCTTTTCGTAATCGCCTTCCTCCATCATCTCTTCGGGAGGATTGAACTGGTCGTCCTTTTCAATAACGCGAGCACCGTCGGCCTCAAGCTTCTTACGCTTGTAGACAATCTTCTTGGTCGTCTTGTAGTTGAAGTACATCAACGTAGCCGTATCACGATAGAATATATCGTTCTCATACATCTGCGCCACATTGTAATAATCGTACCAGCTTTGGCTGGACTTACTGATTTCCTCCAAATCCTCATTGGTGAGGCTGGGGTCAATCTTCATAAGCTCAGTGATTCCAAGGGTCTTAATCTCGCCCCAATAGAAACAGTCTTTAAAGTACGGGTCCTCGGTGTAGCTATACACTACATTGGCAGGGTCTACGTAAGACACCTGAACGCCCGCTCCGGGAAGGAACTCGTGCTTAGCCACACTAAGACCTAGAACAGCAAGGTCGTAGTCGAGACGCTTGCGCGTATCTGTATAGTGGTTCTCCTCAAGAATAGTATTGATGGCCTCTTCTTCAGCAATCTCAATAGCAGGCTTGTAGTTAAGCTGCATGTACACCTTAAGTTCCTCGTCGCTATTCGGCAAGTCCTCGGGGTTCATAGTGAACGGGTCTACACCAGTCTTCTCCTGAATGATTTCCAAGACGGGCTTGGCTACCATCTGCCCCTCAATCATATCCTGATACTTACTGCGCTTGGCCTGAGACAGCGCGTCTTGAGCGTAAGCCTTGACCTTGAACACACGCTCAGACAAGCCGTTGACTACGATGTCAATAAACTTAGGAAGGATAGGAACTGGAGTCCAGTCTAAATTCAAATACGAAAGGTCGCCGTCAACAGCGAGCTCGTTCTTATACTTGGCAATACTCTGCTCACCACGAGCGTAAAGACGCAGGCGGTTGAACTCTCTCCATTGACTGTAGAACCTGCATTGGTTCCCGTCTCTTTTAAACCACTCGTACTGAATAGCTTGCCCGACCATCAAGCCGTACTCATCACTTGCCTTCTCCGAGTCAGAAGCGAACTGACTTGGAAACCCAGCAGCGGAGATATTTACCTTGACGTCCTTCATTTAGTCCAATCTTTCACTACGTGAACCACGGTTATTGTATCTCGGCAAGTTAATGCTTATAGAACTCTTCTTCTGCTCAGGTATATAGAGGTGTTTTTGGTTCGCCATAACCGCCAATCCACTACTGATTGTAGCGTCAAAAGCAGTACGGTTACTAATATCAAACCTCGCCCAATCCTCTAGCGTCCTGAGAAAGGGCATGCTACCCATCTCCCCGACATCTCTGTACGTTCCGTCCATGTCTACGCCGAGGTGCTTTTCGATATAGCTTTCGATAGCGGCGGCATGAGCTTGCTTAACATCTTCAGAACTGTTTGGTATGCCACCTAGCTCCCGCTCAGTTTTACTTAGTTTGTTGAAGCTCTTGTCCGGACGGTTCATGCAGAACCCACGGTACCCCCGGTTCTTAAAATGGTAGAGCAGCCGTGGCTTGTTGTTCTCAATAAGGATGGGCATACCATAGAATACACACGCCATCAATACCTCCTCGAAGAATATCTCAGCCGTCTGCGGCCTAGCCACATACTCTAAGAAGAACTCGTTGGTAGGCGCGTCGTCCATATTGAACTTCGTCATTCCGTGAAGAGCACCATTAGAACCGCCGCCGCCCACAGTACCACTAATGTCGTAAGAGTCACATCCAAATGAGCCAAGGTGCTCATTACCAGCATACTTAATTCCACGCTTTTCTATAATTCTGTTCTGTTGACCCTTGTTGGGTGTCCAAGACACATTAAACCTACCCCGCTTATCGGGCCTAAATATCACCCGGCTATCTTTAATACCGTTCTCCCAACTGAAAGACCCGCGCGTGAGGTAGTGCTCCTTAACCAAGCTGTCCGCATAGTCTATCTGCTGATAGATTTTAGTGAGGTTGAATAGGCTTTGCTTGCTCTCGTCACGAAACGCGTGGGACTCAGTACGAGGGAACTGCCGATAGAATTCATTAAGCGCGTCAGGGTCGCTCTTTAGGCTGTCTACCTCAGCACTCCAGTAATCGATGGCACCGCCGCGAATCATCTCCCCATCAACACCACGTACCGGTTTCTCCTGAGTAGTGAAAACGGGATGACCGTACTGGTCTATGAACCCCTCCATATTGTATTCCATAGGAATGAACAGGGAGTACATCCCACTCTTAGTCTGGCCGTTGGCGTTACGTGACGTAGGGTCAGAGTCTTCGTAGAGCTTCTTGAAGTTTGAACCACCCTTAGCCAATGCATTCGAGGTGGAACCCATCAAGCACTTTCCGATAATCTTACTTCCCAATCGTAGGCAGGTCTTGGTTACCCTCCAATTGTTTAGGATGTTGTTTGGCTTGACCCACTTCCCGCTCTCGTCGTGGACCAGTAGGATTAGTTTCTCTCCGTCGTAGGAGTTGTCGTCCGTATTCTTCCAGTCGATGGTGGTGTCCAGTCCGAAAATCTCTTCGTCCTCCACATCGTACATATTCTTCTTCGTAATCTTAGACGCAGGAATACGGAACGCAAGCTCCGTCTTCGGTTTGTCCATACCATCTTGTATTGGCTTGAAAAAGAACGGAAGCCTATTGGCGATGGGGACTACCTTATCGGTGAACATCTTCTTGGCGTCAGAACCGGTCTTAGATAGGATGCCTACCCGTGAGTCTTTAGCCAAGGTGCCAGTGTTGACACACTCCGAGGAGCCCATAAAGGAAAATCCGGAACGACGAATCTTGAGATACATCATACCAAAGCATCGGTTGTCAGCTTTGCACGCCTCCCAGAAAATAAAGAAGACTCGGTTCGCCTCACGGAAATCAGGATAACCTACGTCGATACTCGTCCATTGCAAGTACATATAGTGGGCCCCCGTAACGTACGTCGCCTTGCCGTTATTGTAGAACCAGTGGCCTTCATCCCTACGGTCGAACTCACTCTCGATATAGTCTACCCAGTCAGCCTTAAAGCCCTTGGGCATATCGTTCCATTGGAAGATGTTCTGGACGCGGCTTAGGGCACGCGGAAACTCTTTGCGCACCCACTTGTCAGTGTCCCTATTCAAGTCCTTAGGAGCCGGGGGAAGAGCGATGTTTAATCCGTTGATGTTAATGATGCTACCAATCTGTCCAGACTTGGAAATGACCACCATATCGTACTTCTCATTGTACCCATAGAGCCACGTCTTAGCGCGGTTCTTGTTGGAAACAACGGACTTTGTAACCAAACCCTCTGCGGGGCGGTACAGTTTATCTTGACCTTCGCTCTGCAAAACCCACCTTGCTTTCTGTCTTGGCGGTGCCCGAAGCCAACTCCAGCGCCTCCTCTTCCGAGTCGATGCGGTTCAAGATTTCAAAGGCGTCGAAGATGGCGAGCTTCTTAGTGGCCGCCGCATTCTTCAACCTGTCCGCCGCAAGCTCATCGTCTTCGCTAGGCTTTAGGATATCCTCTTGAGCCACCTTAATCAGTTGCTCAACAGCTACCCTCCCCGCTGCGATGATGCTCTGCTTTAGCTTCTTTGAATCTTGCATGTTATTTGATGGTCGAACATCCGGTACAACTTCTCCCCGTCCACAGAAAACTCATACTCACTCTCCGGACAGAAAGTCACTGCATCACCAGACTCAATTCCTTGACCCTTAAGATAGTCATTTGGATACCGCATTATCCCAACCAATGGTTCTTCAGTTGTTGGCTTGAAGATGGTTGAATCTTCTGGGGGTACGGGCTCTACAAAGCAATATCGACCTTGGGGAATCCATCCGCCACCCGGAGCGCGATACATATAGAACTGGTCGAAGTCCACAAAGAACTGGTCCTCACGAAAGAAACTGCGGCCACTCTGCTGCCGACCCTTAATGTCGTTGTAGAACTTGAATACGTTGTGATGCACCAGTAGGGTGTCCCCAATGGCGATAGGTCCCTGATACTCCAACGGTAAAGCAATTACCTCGCCCTCACGATTAGAGAAGCGGTGGTCTTCCTCATTCGAGTTTACGATGAGGTCGCCTTTAGTGTTGTTGTATCTCTGTCCCTTTACGATAAACTGATTGACTGCTCTCAAAAGTTAATATTGTATTCTATTGAAATAGGCATGTTGGCGCTGAACTCTTTCCAAAGCACCACGATGTCCTCCTGTTGGATGTAGATAAGGACACTCCCCGTCTCATCACTGTATTTAATTAAATGCACAGAGTGGGAGCTTCCAAGAACGGACTGCCCCACTATGTAACACATCGAGTCCTTGTAGTCAGGACCGATACAAACTTTGCGTATGTCACGCATTAAATGGTAACCACCTTATATGTGATTTCCATGTTGATGTCTCCGTCACCAGTGGCCGTAGTAGTACCTGCTGTGGTTTGGAGAACCAATGGTTGGTTAGGACTTAAAGAACCCGTGGTGGCCATATCCATATTCACGAACTCATCAAAAGAAGAGTTAATGACAGACGCTGGAACAGTAAACTGAGGGCCGGCTCCTGCTCCAAGGTTACCTGTAATTAGGCACAAGTCGTTGGTGAAGTTATATGTAGCAGAGTCAAAGTCATAACTAAATGCAGCAGCAATTACCTGAATACTCTTTCCAATTCCCGGTGAAGGAATCAATGATGCGCCAGTGACGTTAGTAAGCGTATTTACCATTGCCGAAGGAATGGAGACACGCAAAGAAAATACCGATTGGTCCACCCATGTTACCCCTCCAGCCCCGCCATTAGCAGTAGGGTCCGAAATAAGAATCTGCTGATACGTACCCGTGCTTCCATTTACATCCTTTAGGTACCGGCCCAACTCCAGCTCATTTGTTACCAAGAGATTATAACCCTCACCTGTCGCGCTCCACGTAGCGTCTTGAACTACGAGAGCACCCGTGAGCGCAGTAAAACCTGTACCTGAACCGCTTAAAGAAATAAATTGGTCTACAGCACTATTACCAGTATCCAGTACCGATTGAAGGTTTTGGTTGGGCTGACCGTCGCCGTTTGACGCGGTCGTAATTCGACCTTGTAAATCAACGGTAATGTTTGCGTTGGTATAGTTTCCCGCAGCGACTCCCGTATTATCTAGGTCAATAGTGCCCGTGGTAGTAATTGGACCTCCTGACAGTCCAATTCCTGTAT